GAACCCAAAGGACCAATAGAAAGAAGAGTAGAACCTTATATTGAAGAAGGTAAAGGTTTTCTAAACTATCTTAAGAAGCCTAGTAAACATGGTGTTTTTAATGAAGGTGGTTTATCCAGTTTCATGGATAAAATTACAAGTCCACTTACTGGTAGATATAGGAAAGAAAAACCAGCCAGTGTTAAAGCAGCTGAGGTTGGTATAGAGTTTACACCTGCTGGTACAATCTTTGGTCTTAACGACATATCTCAAGAGCTTGCTAAAGAAAACCCAGATTACTACAAAGTAGGTATGATGGCTGGTTTAGAAGCTATTGGCCTAGTTCCTGGATTAGATAAAGTAGCTATTGATGCAATTAGAGCTGGTGCTAAAAAGTTTGGCGGTAATAAAAAACTAGAAGATTCTTTAAAAGCACTTAAACAGTTAGATGCAAAAGATGCTGTTGAACAAAAGATACTTGCTGGCCCAGGTGCTAAAAGTTATGATAACAGGGCATTATATAAAGCTGAAGATTTAAAAGCCAGAGGTTATAGTCCCAGACAAATTGAAGAAATAACAGGTAGAGTTGAGACAGGATCTCCAGAAGATTACTTAGGACCAAGACCTAACCAAAAACCAAAAAGCCCTTTTAAATTTGAAATACCAGACAAAGGTATTATAATAAAAGAAAATGATGGATATATAACTTATTTAGAAGCTACTGAAAAAAGACCAGTACGAGTTGGAAATTTAATACCAACCCACAAAAAACTTTTTGAAGAGTATCCTGACTTAAAACATGTTGCATTTTATATAGATCCTGAATTAAAAACAGGCGCTCATTTTGATCCATCTAAGGGAAGTTATGGTTCAATTGTAGTTGGTCCAGAACACAGGGGTATTGATAATATTAACAGCTCTGCTTTTAGGGATACGTTTTTTCATGAACTGCAACATGCAGCTCAACATCAAGATGCTCTTAAAGTTGGCTTACAACAATTAGGCGGTAATCCAACTGGATATACTAAAGCTATTACAGAGACAAGTAGATTTAATCAGGCCTATAAAGAAACTGCCTTAGCTAAAAGCCCTAGAGCTATTAAACTTAGGGATAAGATGGTAAAACTTTTTAAAGAGGATGCTGATGGGCTAACTCTTGTTTCATCAGCTTCTGGAGATCGTTACTCAAATCCTAAAACAGCTAAAAAAATGGCAGAGTTGATGAGGGAACTTGAGGCAGAAAGTTTTAAAACATATATGCAAACAGCTTCTGAAGTAGAGGCTGGTGCAGTAGGTTTAAGAGCAAGACCAACTTATGGTAAAGACCAACCAAGATTAACTTCAGAAATATCTGAAAGAAAAAAGATGGAGACTGCCAGAGAGTACGCTAAAACTAAACCTGATAGTAAAACTGAAAAGCTTTCTAAAAAACTTAAGTCTACCTTTGAAACTATGGACGACAAAGAAGTATCAAGGTATGCCGAAGGTGGTATTAATTTTGTTAGGTATGCCCTCGGTATAGATAAAGAGTTACAGGGTTTTGGTGCTATGGGTGTAAAAAGATACTCTAAGGGTGGAGCAGTAGATAAACAAATGAACGAAATATTCGCAGGGAGTAAATAACATGCGGAACAATATGATGCCACCACAAGGTGGTCTTAAGACAGATGGACAACAAGTAGATCCTGTATCGGGCAACAAAGTTCCTGTAGGCTCTAACGCAAACGAAGTACGTGACGACATCCCAGCGCAATTGTCTGATGGTGAATACGTTGTTCCTGCTGATATTGTTCGTTATTATGGCGTAAAGTTTTTTGAAGATCTGCGTAACCAAGGCAAAGGCGGTCTAAAAAATATGGCCGCTAATGGTCGTATTGGCGGTGAGCCTGTACCTGCAGGTGGACCACAAGCAACTGGATTTTCACCAGAAGAAACACAAGCTATGCAAAGCATGGTAGGTGCAGCTATGGGTGGAATGATGACTCAACAGATGCCACCAGCTGATCCTTATGCACAACAAGCTAATATGTATCAACAACGTCAAGGTTATGATGGCGGTGGTTTTGGTAGTAGATCCTTTGCTACAACTCCTACACGTTATAGCGGTGCGTTTAGTTGGGAAACACCAGACCCAGAACCAACAGGTGATGGTACAGGTGATGGCGATGGAGATACAGGTGGAGATCAAACACCAGTAACACTGTACTGTCCTGATGGTCGGGTAAATACCTTACAATTACCTGCTGACCAAGATATGTATGACCAACTTATTACAGAAGGTTGTGGTATTGATCAAAGCATTCTTCCAAGTTCTGGAGAAGGTGGTCCAGAAGTTGCTGAAGTTACTGATGAGCAACGTGCAGCTTGGATGGACGACTATGGATATAAAGGTGATGGTACAGAAAATTTTGAAGATATTGTTGCAGGAAGTGAAGCTGCACTAGACCCAAGCAACAAAAACTTTATTGAAAGACTTTTGTCAGGTGGTGCTATTGGTAAACTTCAACAAGCAACTACAGCAGCACAAGTAGCTGCAAACATTGCTATACTAGAAGCAAATGCACAAACCCCAGAAGAATTTGCTGAAGTAGAAAGACTACGATCACTTTGGAATAACTACGTTAAGACAAATAACCTAGATATTTTACCAAAAGAATTTATTAATGGTGATCAGTTAGCAAAACAAATCAATGCCACTCAAGTGGACTGGGCTTTAGGTAGAAATGCTGAGGATGTAAACGGTGATCCAATCTTTAAATCAGATGAAGATTTTTATAAACAAATAGAAGAAGTAGCATCTGATGAAGATAGAGGTATTACTGCAACATATGTTCCTCCTGGAGAAACTTACACTGATCCTATAACAGGAGAACAAACAACTGCACCTTCAACAGGAACCACTTTGTTAGATTATGAAGATGATGTAGGAACTACTTTAGGGGGTAATTTAGTTGAAGTTACAGATGAGGGAGTAAAGGTATTTAACCCAGGTGAAGATACAATACGTCCACAACTACCTGAAGATTTTGGTATAGACAAATCTGAGTTTAAACCTGAGACTGATGATGGTCCTAGTGATGATACTACCACACAGCCATCCACAACTTTACCTGCAAGTGCAACACAAGTTGACACATCAAGCTTGCAAGGTGTTTTAGAGGCTTCTGCTGATCCTAATCTTGCTCAAGATATTGAAGACGATCTAACAGCTACTCAAGCTATCTTTGAACAACCTAGTGGTGGTACGGGTACAGACGATCCTTCGGTTACAGAAACAGTTGACTTAACTTCACCAGAAGAAACCACAACATATACTTTTGAAGAACCAGAAACTACTGCAACATATACTGGTAGCTCTAGAGATGACGATGATGACTACAGCATACCAACAGTAGCCACAGGCACTCAAGCTTATGGTGGAAGCACTGCAGCTGAAACAGCACTAATTCAGTCTGACTTATCTGATGATGATTTCTGGGATGAATTTGAATCAGGTACATCAGGAGGCGGAAGTTCTGGCAGTGGATCTTCGACTACAACTACAACCACTAATACTGCATCTTCTGGTAGAACAGAAGCGGACATTCAAGCGGACATTAACTCAGCACTAAGTGCTTCTGGAGGTGAATGGACATCAGAGCTAAACGATCTTGTATCAGAACGTGACAGTGCTCGCTCTAATGAAGGTGGTGGTTCGTCTAACGATGATGGTGGCGGTAGTTCAGCTTCTTCTGGAGGCGGCGGTGGTTGTTGCTTTATTATGCTAGAAGCTCGTTATGGTGACGGTACTATGGATAAAGTAGTACGTAGATACCGTGATGAATATATGACTGATCGCAATCGTCGTGGATACTATCGTATGGCTGAAGTACTTGTACCACTAATGCGTAAGTCAAAAACATTTAAGTGGATTATTACAAAAACTTTTGCAGATCCCCTTGTATCTTATGGTAAATATTACTATGGACAAAACAAACATGGTGTGATATACTCTCCGTTAAAGAACTTTTGGATGAAAGTTTTTGACGTAGTAGGTGGTGACACCAAGTTTATAAGGGAAAATGGAGAAGTTGTCTAAAGAACCATATGACAACCCTAACCTAGTAGAGATATACGAAGAAAGGTACATTCATCACCCAAATCAAAAAGCTGATATTAATTTTGAAATAACAGTTATAGAAAGGGTAATGGATTACTACAACCACGAATCTTGGTGCGATGTTGCCTGTGGTACTGGTTATCATTTGCGAAAAGCTTCTGGTAACTTTAAAAGGTTAGGCGTTGATAAATCTAAGTTGATGATGGATCAACATAAAAAAGATACAGAGTATGACGTAGATTACTCTGTTGCAAACATACTAAGTTGGAGAACTAAAAAGAAATTTGACTTAGTAACAAACTTTTGGTTTGGTTATTCACACCAACCATCTTTGGAAAAGGTACTAGACTTTTTTCAGAAAATGATAGACCTCACTGCAAAGCATGGATCTATAATACTGTCTTATCATAATAATTGGAAGTTGTTTGATAAGATACCAATGAGTAGCCCAGAACCTATGGGTGGTCAGTTTAGTTTCGATGCATTGCAATGGTCTTATGTAGAACCAAGTACAGGTGATAAATACCATTGTATATCCCCTCACAAAAACCTTATTATAGGGCTTTTTGGTTCACAGTTTAAACGTTACAAAGTAGTAGACTATCCTACGTTTGCTGGAAAAGAGCTGTTAGTATTAGAGGGTAAACTATGGAACTAGACGAATATAAGAATATTATAGCAAAACGTCATAGTGATCTTTCTGAAGAAGAAAAAGAAACTGTAAGGCGTATAATAGGTACACCAGTAGGAAATGTCTTAACAAAACTTGTTGGACCAGAATTAGGTAAAGCAATTACAGTAGGACAACCGACAAAGATTAATCCCAAGCGTGGTGGCTTAGGATCAAGATAGGCAATAAGGCTACCCAGCGCAGCTGGCCCCAACATAAGGAGAAATAAATGCCTGAATTAGCAGAAGTCGAACCAACTAAGACTGCGGGTTTTGTTGACCGTGGTTACAACTATGAACGTAAACGTAAACGTCTTGAGGAAGAAGAAGCAGAGATTGCTAAACTAGAAGCAGAGGCTCGTGGTGAAAAGGTCGAGGAAGAAGAATCCGATGGCGAAGGATCTGAGACAGCCGAAGTATCGGATGCAAGTGATACCGAACAAGAAGAAGCCAAAGCGGAATCCGAAGCATCGGAAGACGACTCAAACCTGAGCCGTGAAGAAAAGTCGTTTAAGAAACGTTATGGTGATCTTCGTCGCCACATGAACGATAAAGAAAAAGAGTGGAAAGAACGTCTATCTGCGTTGGAAGAACGTATGAAGGGCGAAAACATTGTTCCACCAAAGTCTAGTGAAGATATTGAACAGTGGGCTAAAAAGTATCCTGATGTAGCTGGTATTGTAGAAACAATTGCTGCAAAGAAAGCACAGGAAATGTTTTCTAAAGCTGAAGGTAGGCTTAAGGAACTGGATGATGCCCATGCAGAAGCTACTCGTGTAAAAGCAGAAAACGTAATTCGTAAGTCACACAAAGACTTTGATACGTTACGTGCATCAGATGAGTTTCATGATTGGGCTGATGAACAGCCTAAGTGGGTGCAAGATGCACTGTACGAAAACTCAGATGACCCTAAGTCTGTAGTAAGAGTTATTGATTTGTATAAGTCAGACAAAGGTTTAACTTCTGCAGCAAAAAAAGAACAAACAAAAGCAGCAGCTAGTCCTGTAACTAAGCGTAGCAAAACGCAAGTGGACGTAAATGATGCTAATGACGCAATTCGTGAATCAGAGGTTTCAAGAATGTCTGATAAAGAATTTGAACAAAGAGCGGATGAAATTAATAAGGCCATCCGTTCTGGCAAATTTATATACGATGTTTCTGGCAAAGCCAGATAAACTGTTGACAATAAAGAAATCAGCAGTATAACTATGAGCATAGAGACAAAAGCCTCTTAACGACTACCTTTTGTCTCAACTCAATTTCCAAAAGTCTAAAACTAATAAGAACTACCTGCTCAAGTACAGGCCCGTTAATTATCTGGTAGGCCAACTAGATAAAATACGCACCCTAGAAAACGAACAGCCTCTTGTCGGTGTTTAGCTTTGTAACTCGAAGCCAAATATCAGGAGGATTTATCATGGCTTTTACAAGTGCTGGAGGATACGGTAACTTACCAAACGGTAATTTTAGTTCCGTAATTTACTCCAAAAAAGTTCAGCTTGCTTTCCGTAAGTCTACGGTTGCAGGTGACATTACTAACTCAGATTATTTTGGCGAGATCGCTGCTCAAGGTGATACCGTTAAAATTATCAAAGAACCTGAAATCTCAGTTAGCTCTTATGCACGTGGCACACAAATCACAGCACAAGATCTTGACGATGAAGATTTCTCTCTTGTCGTAGATAAAGCGAACTACTTCGCCTTCAAAATCGACGACATTGAAGAAGCTCACTCACATGTGAACTTCATGGACTTGGCTACTAACCGTGCAGCATATCGCTTGTCAGATCAGTATGACCAAGAAGTATTAGGTTACTTGGCAGGATACAAACAGTCTGCACTACATGCTGCAGCTGATGCTGTAAACGACCAAGTAAACGGTACAAAAGCTGTTTCAACCGCAGGTTCAGACGAATTGCTTTCAAGCATGAAACTGAAAAAAGGTGACTTTGGCAACATCACAACAACTTCTGCTGGTGATCACTCGATTCCAGTAGCAGCTCGTTTGCCAGGTGCAACAGCTCTGCCAACAGCCACAGCTTCACCAGCAATGGTTGTAGCTCGTATGGCTCGTCTGCTTGATCAACAACAAGTTGATAAAGATGGACGGTGGCTTGTAGTTGACCCAGTATTCATGGAGATTCTACGTGATGAAGACTCACGTCTTTTCAACGCAGACTTCGGTGAATCAGGTGGACTACGTAACGGTCTTGTCTTGAATAACTTCCACGGCTTCCGTGTATACACTTCAAGCAACCTACCAGCAGTCGGTACAGGACCAGGTACAACTGGCACTGCTAACCAAAACACTAACTATGGTGCTATTGTTGCAGGTCATGATTCTGCTGTCGCAACTGCGGAGCAAATCAACAAGACTGAAACTTACCGTGATCCAGACAGCTTTGCTGACATCGTTCGTGGTATGCATCTATATGGTCGTAAGATCCTTCGTCCTGAAGGTATTGTTACTGCCAAATATAACGCAGCGTAGGGGGAGAATATACAATGGCTTTACAATCCGTAACTCGCATTGAGACCGCTGAGATTGCTCACGGTTCTCTTACTACTAGTTCAACTCACGACATCGGTACGGTTCCAGATAACTGTGTAATCCTTGCCGCTGGTGCTGAGTGTACTGCAGCCGCCACTATTGGTGGTGCTAACGCAGTAAGCTTTGGTGTAACAGGTGGTGACACCGATATGCTGGGAACAGCAGACATCAATGGTGCAAAAACTTTGGGTGCTTCTACTACTACAGTAAACGGCATCACAAATGTTACTACTGCATCTACAACATTTACTGCATTGCTTGCAGCATCAAACGCACCTTCAGCAGGTTCGTTTAAGTTCTTTGTAGTATATGCCCCTATGGGTGCTACAGGAGCAGCTGCTGAAGTGGATCGTGATCTACTAGCATAAACAAACTTTAGGGGCTGCTTTCGAGTGGCCCCTTTAGCACATCTAAATGATACTCAAGGCTAAAAATAAATTATCTGATTGGAACGTTAGGGTATTCAACATAAGTGAAGTATATTCACAAATGGATGAAGCTGCTTTATTAGATAGAAATTTTTTAGCTGCTATAAAAAAATCACTAGATGACAATGGAATGCTTTGGCCTCCTATAGTTTGGACACAAGAAACTTTTTTAGTTTATTGCCAAGAGCAACCACACAGACAAGACCCTAACAAACTTGTAGACACAAATTTAAAGTATCGTTGTGCTATAGGAAATAATAGATTTAACTATGCTAAAGAAAATGGGTACACACAAATAGAATGTGTTTACGTTCCAACTTGGCAAGATAAAGACACAGTTCTAGAAACAACTAGAATGGAATACTGTGTAGACTTTTAAAGAGGAAATCCAAACATGGCTATTACAACAGCAATGTGCACAAGTTTTAAACAAGAGCTTCTTGGCGGTACTCATGATTTGGATACCCACACATTAAAACTTGCACTAATTAAAGCCTCACCATCAGGTACGTATGGTGTAGCAACAACAAATTACTCAGATGTAACAGGAAATTCTGATGAAGCATCTGGAACAAACTATACTGCAGGTGGTCAGAATTTAGATGGTGCTACTATCTCTACGGATGGTACTACTGCTATTGTTGATTTTACTGACGAAGTATTTTCAAATGTAACTACATCAGCAGATGGTTGTATTATTTATAACTCATCAGCTTCTAACAAAGCTATTTGTGTAATTGATTTTGGTGGTACTGTTAGTGCTACAGCAGGTGATTTAACAATTGAGTTTCCAGCAGCAGATGCATCTAATGCAGTAATTCGTATTGCCTAAGAGGTAAACTATGTCGTTCTACGACTCTTCCGATGCTATATATGGTTCAGGGCGGTATGGCTCTGCTTCTTACGGAAGAGTAACTCCTAACGTATCTTTAACAGGAGTAAGTGCTACAGGTGCTATTGAATCTGTAAGTGCTGGTGGTTTTGAGGTAGATATATCTGAGAGACTTCTCAGTGTATCTGCAACAGGTAACATAAATACAGTTACCGTTAATGTAGCTGAAAAATTAAATAGCGTATCAGCTACAGGTGTTATAAACACCGTTGCAATTAGCAACACAGTTACATTAACAGGTGTGTTTGCTACAGGCATAGTAAACACTGTAGAAGAAAAACCAACTGAGGTTCTTAACAGTGTAAGTGCTACAGGTTCTATAGGAACCGTTGAACCTAAAATAACAGTTAAAGTATCTGGTGTTTCAGCTACTGGTGCAGTAAACACTGTAGAAGAAAAAGTAGACGAAGCACTAAGTAGTGTATCTGCTACAGGTGAAATAGGTTCTATATCTGTAAATATCCAAGAAGATATTACAGGTGTATCTGCTACGGGTTCTGTCAACACAGTACAACCAGTTGTTAGTTTTTCAGTAAGTTTAACAGGTGTTCAAGGTACTACAGCACTTGGTACAATAGAACCAAAAACAAGTGAAAGTTTATCAAGCGTATTTGCAACAGGTGCAATAAATACCTTAACTGTAAATATTTTAGAACCTTTAACATCAGTTTCAGCTACAAGTGCACTAGGAAATATAACTTCAACAGGTGTTCAAACAAACTTTAATTTATATGCTGAAAACTATAGCCGTAGACGTACAGTCATATTACCAAGGGCAGCATAATGTCTACAGCATTTGATAGAACAATAAGAGTGAGAACAGAGCAACGTTTAGTTTATATAGATGGTGCAACAACTACAACTACAAAAGAAAGAACTATAATAGTTCAAAAAGAAAATAGAGTAGTTCTTCCTAAAAGAGAAACAACTGCTTTAGATAGAACCATACGTGTAGGTTAGGATTAAAGATGAGTTTTCGGTGGCCTAATAAAGACCCAGATGAACAGTTAGATTATAGTGTGGATTGGTCACGATTTCTTGACGATGGTACAGCCACGCCCCCAACAATCACTGCTGTAACTTGGTTTATACAGTCTACATTGTATGACACAAAAACACAAATAGACGCAGGTGAAACCTTTACAACTGCTTCAGGCAGTGCAACAACAGATAATATGCAAAATATATCCCAAACAAATACGGGAACTGTTGCAACTATAAACCTTGCT